AACCACACGACACTGTTATGCGCCATCGACAATCACTTGACTACATCAAGAACGTAGTTGCTGAACGTGGCGATGAAAAGTTTGTTGTAGTTGGACATCACTCACCAAGTTTCCAAAGTGTCCACGACGGATACAAGTCAGAATACTTGATGAATGGTGCATATCACAGCAGCCTTGAAGAATTTATTTTAGATCGTCCACAGATTAAATTGTGGACTCACGGACACACACATCATCCATTCGATTACATGATTGGTGAAACCCGTGTTGTGTGTAACCCTAGAGGTTACGAAAATGATGGATACAGCGAAGACACTGGCTGGAATCCTAACATTGTATTGGAGGTTTAAATGGGAAATGAAAACTTGGCACCGCCATCAGTATCAGACATGGTCAGAGTGACTGCAGATAATTCTGTTGTTTTTATGCAACAAATTGCAGAACATATTGACAAACTAGAACAAACTGTAATAGACTTACAGAAACGTATCGCAGAACTAGAGGGAACTACAAATGACGATCAATAACGAAGTATTAAAAGCACAATTGGCAGCAGGTCCAGTTGTTGTTACATTCACTAAAAAGGATGGTACAGAACGTATTATGCCTTGTACTACAAACGAATCAATCATTGCAATGAAGGGTAAGTCTGTTGACTATATCCCAAGCGGTACTGAAAATGTTACTGTTTTTGATCTAGAGAAAAACGACTGGCGCAGCTTCAATCTGTCAACAGTCAAACATACTGCATTGGTATAATCATGAAAATTGGTCTTAGTTATAGTCGCTGTGTACGTGACATTGTTGACGGAATTGTTAACATTGAAGACGTGCTTGTAGTCATTGCTCGAACTGACTTCGATCCAAACAATGACGAGGAATGGTCAAGCATTTGGCGTGGCTACCATGATAGTTTTGGATTGAGTAATCCAGAATGGCGCAACTATCCCCCAGAAGACGAAGACCGTTTTCGCAGTGTGAGTGTCGAACTTTGGGAAACTGGTAAACTACACCAGCCACGTAAGTTCGGTGCATACCCATCGCGCCGACCAGAAATTTGGTTGGAAGCAGTTCTGCCAAGTTCTGAACTAGAACGCAATCCTGCCGCAAAAGCTGCTTGGGATAAATTCCAAATAATTGCGGGTCTCACTAACGTGGAATTAGATGAAAGTTATCGGTGAAAACTCTTACAGCATTTCTCTTAGCAATGTGTTTGGTTGCATGTGGACCAGCCCCTGCACCAGTACCAGTACAACAAGAAGCAAGCCATCCTGACGAAGACGGTTGTACCGTTGACTCAGGTAGTAAATTGATGAACCAACATCAAGTTGGGCCTATTCGAAACCTACACAAAGAAGTTGAAGAAAATGGTATTACTAATAAGTGTACCGTTGAATTTGATATCACCGTTGATGGAAATTCGTATCATCTTAAGGAAACTGAAGAAGGTATGGAGCAAACGGCATCAATTTGCTACTATGCAAGAGAACGTGCCCGTGAGGATTTACTGTTAGATCTTGGTGGTACTTTTAAGAGTGAATCATCCGTTTCATGCAAATTACATGAACGGAATTGATAAGGCTTGACACGGGTATTATTTGATGCTATACTGGTAACACTTTTAACACAGAGAGAAAGAAGGTAACAAATGAAGAACTTCATTGCAGGCACTATTTTTGGTATTGTCATTGCAACCGTCGGTTTGACTGGAATTGCTCGTATGGGCGATAAAGCAATCGATCAAGTAAAGACACATTCACAGGAAATGGCGAAATGAAGACCATTATCAAATTAATGTTGGTAGCGGTCACTGTTTCATTCGCCGCTTGTAGTACGGTGGCAGGTGTTGGTAAAGATATCCAAGACACTGCTAATTGGACCAAAGATAAAATGTCAGGAAAATAAAATGAAAAAAATTCTTTTGCTAATCCCTATTATTGCACTTTTGACCGCTTGCGGTACAACTAAAGATGCTTACGAACGTCGAGCAGACAATGAACGTGAGCGTCAGGAAAAGTATGCATCACGCATGATTGATCAGTCTCCAGATTGGATGATGAAGTTACCAATCAGCAACAGCGCAGTCTACGCATCTGGTACTAGCGTTAGTCGTGACTACAACATGGCATTCATTAAAGCAAAGCACTTTGCTTATGCAAAGGTTTGTATGAGTGCTGGTGGTACAATGGACCAACGTACTAAGTTGTACCTTGCTGATACTGAAAATGGTAGCTCTGAAGTCAGTGAAACAATTATCCGCTCTTCATGTAAGGGCGTGGATATCACTGGTGTAGAAACTACTGATCGTAAAGTAATCAACGAAGGTGGCCGCTATCGTGCATACGTTCTCGTAGCATTACCAACTGGTGATGCAAACGTGTTGCGTAAGGCTCGTGATTCACAACGTGCCCAAGCTGCCGCACAAAAACGTGCGCCTGAAGCATTCAAGGAACTTGATCAATGAGAACATTGTTGGCTTTTGTTACATGGATCTTCTCCAAAATTGGAGAAGGTCTAATTGAACAACATAAAGAATTTAAGCGCAGTCTAGTTCGTGAAACTGGTGTGACAATTTTTGTTTGGTTTGTGGTGACTCTGTTCTCATCAATCGTCGTATTCCTAGTATTGCTTGGCACACAATATGTCACTGGTATCCAAATTCCAGTTGAAACTTGGTTTGGATATATCTTTGGTTGTGTGTTCTATTTTCTTTACACCGCAGTCAGTGTAATGTATAATGCATTCAAGGCCGAACGAGCCGAACTATTTGAAACAATTAAAAACGGAAAATAAGGAAAAATATGCCACGGTTAATCCCTACAGTTATTGAAACTGAAGCTCGCGGAGAACGTGCTTACGACATTTACAGTCGTTTGCTCAAAGACCGCATTGTTATGCTTGACGAAGATGTCAATGAACATAGTGCAAGCATTTTAGTGGCACAGCTCTTGTTCCTGGAGAGTCAAGGAAATGAAGACATTACAATGTTTATTAATAGCCCTGGCGGCTTGGTTACTGCTGGCTTGGCTATCTACGACACAATGCAGTTTATTAGGCCTGATGTTAGCACTGTTGTTATGGGCCAGGCTTGTAGCATGGGCTCTATGCTGGCCCAGGCAGGAGCCAAAGGTAAAAGGTATGTATTACCAGAATCTCGCACAATGATTCATCGTGTAAGTTCAGGTACCCCTGGCACCCGTGGTAGCGTTCATGTGCAGGAATTGCAGTTTGAAGACGCAAAACGTAGCTTTGAAGAAAGTCAGCGTTTGAACAAGCGTTTGACAGAGTTGTACGTAAAGCACAATTCTGCTGGTAAAAAGTACGATGAAATGTTTGAATCCATGAAATTCGACACATTCCTCAGTGCAGAAGAAGCAGTAGCTTACGGATTAGCTGATAAAGTTATTGATAAGCGTCCCTGATCAAACTCCCCGAGGTTGTGCTAAATACAGCATACTCGGGGATTTTCATGGGTTTTCGTAAGCCTTTTAACTGGTCTCTACTAGATAGATATAACCTGCATTCAATGCTGAATGAGGTGGGGTCAAGTATTGTTGGAAAAAAGCTATCAATTGCAGAAATCCACAAGATATTAAGTACGCATATTAAGTCACACTTACCAATCCGTGTAAAGTACAAAGAAGATCCAGGGCAAGAACCTGGATTAATCTATATTGGCGGGACTTATTACGCAGACTACGATAAGGGCGGTCAGCGCCATATTGAAGTAGTACTGAGTTATCACTTATTTGACCAGCATTTAAAGTTAACAAGAGCACGATGGAACCGCACTTGCTCATTGTTTGCAGATACAATATTGCATGAGATAGTCCATATGCGCCAGTATCGCACACGTAACTTTAAATCTATTCCAGGATATGAAAGCACGGCACATTTAACTAAGCAACGTAGAGACCAAGAGTACTACGGTGACAAAGACGAGATAGGTGCATTTGCTTTTAATATTGCTTGTGAATTAGTTGACAAATTTGGCTACAATCCTGATGAAATTTGGAAATATCTTGACAGTGACCGAGCTAAACGAAATAAAAGAAGCACTTATCTAAGATACTTACGTGCTTTCGATTTCAACCATAACCATAAGATTATGCGTAAAATGAAACGCAAGGTCATGCACCAGTTAGAAAACGCATACTATGGTAAACCATTTAAGACTACAGACCACTTGACATACTGATAACTATTGTTTATAATAAACACATTACATTATCACGAGGTCAAAATGGGCGATCCATGCTATACGGTGATTTCCAGTCTGGAAGATCATCCTAGTCGTTTAAACAAAGAAGCTATTATTCTTGCACAAGCAGAAATGGGTAACGATGAGTTTTTTGAAGGTTGTCGCCTTGCACTTGACTCAATGATCACATTTGGACTTAAACAAATACCGGAGAAAACAGATGAAGATGGCACTGGCCTATCTTGGGATAGCTTTACTCTCGCTATTACTGGCTTTGTCTCTCGCAATGTCACCGGTAATACAGCGAGGGATATGATTCAAACAATGATGAAATCAGCCACTAAGAAACAGTGGAATGGTTGGTATCGTCGTATCCTTATTAAAGACTTGCGTTGTGGCGCGAGTGAAAAAACTATTAATAAGGTAGTTGAAAATAAATGGCCCCAATATGCAATTCCTGTTTTTAGTTGTCAGCTCGCACATGACTCAACTAAACATGAATCTAAAGTAACTGGCAAGAAACTAATTGAGGTCAAACTTGATGGGGTTCGTGTCATTACTGTTGTTCGCGCAAATGGTGAAGTTGAAATGTTCAGCCGTAATGGTAAAGAACTAGTAAACTTTCCACATATTTGTAATCAAATTAGTGCAGTAATTAAGAATCATGGCACTACAAGAAACATTGATTTCGTGCTTGATGGCGAGATTATGTCAGCAACCTTCCAAGATTTGATGAAGCAAGTACACCGCAAGTCAGACGTACAGGCCAATGATGCCGTACTTCACTTGTTTGACTTCTTGCCGCTCGCAAACTTTGAACAAGGTGGCTGGGACAAGTCACAAACAGAACGCAGTGATATGCTCTATTACTGGCACAAGACTTACAAAGATGAATTGTCTAATGTAGCTGTTGTTGGCCATGAACTTGTTGATTTGGAAACCACAGAAGGCTATCGTAGATTTAGAGAAATCAATGCATCTGCTATTGCAGGCGGATATGAAGGAATTATGATTAAGGATCCACAGTCTCCTTATGAATGTAAACGAACCGCAAGTTGGCTTAAACTAAAGCCATTCATTGAGGTGTCATTGACTGTTGTCGGTGTTGAAGAAGGTACTGGTAAAAACGTTGGACGATTGGGCGCATTGATTTGCAGAGGAATAGATGATGGACGTGATATACTTGTCAATGTGGGCGGTGGTTATAGTGACGACCAGCGTATTGCTATTTGGGCCGATCGTGAGAATGTTATCGGCGATGTTGTTGAAGTACGTGCGGATGCCATTACCCAAAATCAGGATGGCACTTATTCTCTACGTTTTCCACGATTTCGGACTTTTAGAGGCTTTAAGCATGGCGAGAAAATATGATATAAAGCGTTCCATGCACAAGGACATGGTCTATGGTGCATTAATGGAACTTGTTAAAAACAAGTCTGTTTGGCATGAAAGCTCAGTTAGTGTGGAGTACAGCCATTTGACAGACTCAGGCAAGGATGCTATTGTACACGTTGTTGAAGAAATGTTTCGCGGTATGCAAACAATTCAACAAGAAGAAGTTAAAGAAGAAGCAAAAAGACAAACTTTGGCGGCACTACGATGAGTTCACAAAACAAATATAAGTGGCTATTTGCCACTATGCTTGTTGTAGGATTTGTATGGGCTGCTTGGCCCGAACCTATTCGTGAAGACAGAACAAAGATACGTCTGTTTTGCACAAATGGTAAAGTGTTTATAGAATTTGAAGAAAAATACAACACATGGGGAACTATGTGGTTAGATGATGATGGACGCCCAGTCAATTGTAACGACGGGGGCGGGTTTTTCGAAGAGAAACTAAGTAATAAGCGTATAACAATATAAGGAAAAATAATGACAAATCCATTTCGCGATCAAGAAAAATTCATGAAGGCATGTGATCAAACTGTTGAATCACATGACCGTGAGCAGTATGAGATGTACTTAAAATTGGTTACGGAAGAATATAAAGAACTACAAGAAGCAATTATTACAAGTAATGAACAAGAACAATTTGACGCATTATTGGATATTGTTGTAGTCTGTATTGGTGCAATGCATAGTATGGGTGCTGACCCAGAAGGTGGATGGAAAGAAGTAATGAAGACTAACTTTGCTAAGATCGACAAAGAGACTGGCAAAGTTCGTAAACGTGAAGATGGCAAAGTTCTCAAGCCAGTGGGCTGGGTTGCACCTGACTTGAAGCCGTTTTTAAAGAAAAATGTATAAGGTCAGATACTACATGACTGCTGGTACACCCACTAGCAAAACATTTGCAACTCTTCATGAAGCAACATTGTTTGCAGTGTACAAAGTTGCATATGGTAATGTAATTGGAATTGATAAGGTAAAATAAAATGCGTAACTACTGGACATGTTCAAAATTTGCAGATTGGCTTCGTGGTACTACAAAACTAAAATGTGGTACTAGTGAAGAATGGGTGGCGTGGGAAAAACGTGCTAAGGCAGATTTCCCCGTTCGTTGGTGGCTTGCTGAAGAAGGTCTCGATTATGCTCAAAAATTTATTTTCTGGATTCCAGAAAAACTCCGCGCCATTAAGTATTACTGTAATAACCGTTTTATCACTCGCACTCACGCTCTTACTGCCCATCCTCGCGATATTAAACCTGGGACTTGGCACGATGTGGGAGGCCGCTTTTTGCCTTGCCTATTTAATGAGCTACAGGATTTTGTGGAAGTGGAACTCGCCTGGTGGCACTTGCTCTGGGCAGACAAAGAAGACAGAGCAAAGTACAGCGCACCTTGGTGGAACTTTGGATGGTGGAACCTCCACCAGTGGCGTTGTCCCCAAGCTGGACTTGACAACTTGGAGTGGCAACGTAAACTTATCTTTGACGACGAATGGATGGACAAAGCCGACAAAAACTACGGCAAGCCAACACCACAAGCTATCAAAGCACAAGAAATTCTTGATCTTTATACTTGGTGGACACAAACTTATCGTAACAGACCAGATCCGCACGAAGCAAGTGGTTGGAGTGCTTACTGTAACGCATGTCGAGAAGAAGCAGGCAACGACAGCATAATGTCCATGATGTCAGAAACTAAGAGTCCCGCTCTTAAGAAGCAAGGTGATAAGGCACACAAGTTACTTCGTAAGATTGAAGATGCTTACGAGAAAGAAGACGAAGCTATGATGATTCGTCTAATTAAAGTTCGTCATGGTCTCTGGACATGATTTTAGACGTTCGTGAAGAAAAATACCCCGTTCCCAAATATATTGTATACGTTTGGGAAGGGGAAGAAGACAATTACTTTGAAGCAACACAGACGACTTATTCCGAAGAGTTTTATCAAGAGATGAATGATTGGTGCAAGGAGTCGTTCGGCAAGCATACAAGAACGGCATATAATATATTTGAATTTAAGAAATATAAACATTTACAATGGTTCATATTAAGATGGACAGGAGAAGGCAACGATGGCAACTAAGGCAAAGGCAGCACCAAAAACTCGAGTTACTAAAAAACAAGTAATCGCACACCGCACAAGAGCAGTTAAAGACACAAGCCCAACATGGGACGAGTGTGAAACTTGGGATGGTGATAAATTCCACAGACATTTTAAACGTGCAATGGATTATTATCGTTTAGAATCAGAGATCAAATCATACAAACCAGTTCTGATTAAGTGGATGGAAAGTATTAACTGTTCCAAGGTAGATATTGCCGCAATTAAGAAAGTAAAAGACAGCCGTATAAGCACAACTGCTGGCGCAATCGCCCATTGTCTCTTACGTGGTATGACTGCACAGCGCGACGACTTTAATAGTGGAAAAGATTCCTCAGAGTGGCTTCGTAAGCAAATCGTTGACATTATTGCACAGGGTAAAGATGACGTTGATCCAGAAGTAACTGCTGCTGAAAAAGAAGAAGCAAAAGCAGTTACTTATGTTCCTAGCATTCAAGATCGTGTTCGCGAAGCAGCATACAAAATGACTGAAGAGATTGAAAATGCTATCGAAGCATTTCAAACTGATCCGGAATCATTTGACCCAAAAGCATTTAAAGTTGTAAACTTGCTCAGAGCAGTAGAAGCTAAGGCAGCACACGCTCGCATTATCAAGGGCTTTTACGAGCGCAATTTAACAGAGCTTGAAGAAGCAAGTAGCAAGGATGCAGATGAACAGCTTAAAGAGGGTTATAGCCATCTTAGCAAAGCTAATATGAAGAAGATCATCACGTTCTATCAAGAGGTAATGAGTGCTTGTGATATGCTTGCTCAAGAAGCAAAAGTTAACCGCGCACCACGTGCTAAGAAACCCACAGACAAGGCTAAAGTTGTAGCCAAGCTCAAGTACTTGAAACAACATGAGCCGCTAAAGTTAGTTAGTATCAACCCAATTGATATTATCGGAACCAAGGAATTGTGGGTATACAATACTAAAAACCGTAAGTTGGGTAGATATGTAGCTAATGAATACATGGAACTTGGTGTAAAAGGCACAACTATCACTGGATTCAACGAGAATACAAGTGTGTGCAAAACTTTACGCAAACCAGAAGAAAAGCTCAAGGAGTTCAAAGCTGCGGGTAAAGTACAGTTACGCAAGTTCTTGGATGATATCAACGCTACCGATACTAAGATGAACGGACGAATTAACGAGGAAATTATCCTGTTAAAAGTAGCATAATACAAACTAGCCCGCTTCGGCGGGCTTTTTCATGACTGAATGTTGATAAATACTCAAAAGAGACCCTATTATGAGCCAAATATTCAACATCGTAGAAGACACAGTCATTATTGACAAACTAGCCCTTTCACATACCGCTGGAGCAGTATTGCATACTGGATCAGTGAATATTACTGGGGGACTAACTGTTGAAACTGTTACAGCTAACACGATTAATGTTAAAAACTTAGTTACTGATAATGGCGGATTAGCCAGCATTGGTGAGTGGAATTACGACACTGAAGTTGAGCTCAACGGCAAGGGATTTACTTGGGCGTGGGCAGATGGACAAACAAAGCTAATTTTTAGAAATGGAAATAGACTTTGGACTAATGCAAACTTCGATTTAGCAGCAGACTCGGTATTCAGTATTGGCGACAGTCCTGTTCTAACAGCTGATTCGCTAGGAGACGCAGTTGTTAATAGTAGTTTAACATCCGTGGGTACCCTATCCCACTTAGCAGTTTCTGGCGATGTTTCACTAGGTGACTTCACGTTCTTAAACAGCACTTATAATAGAGTTGGTATTGGTACTGAAGAACCAAATGCATCGTTGAGTATTTTAGATAACAACGTTGAAATTATCTTAGGTAGCCCAGCACCAAATAGCGCATTCATTGGTACATACACATCACACGATGTTAGCATTGTAACTGATAACATTGCAAGAATTACTGCAAAAGCAAACGGTGAAGTTCACATTGGTAACGAGTTTGGTAAAACTGGTGTATTACGTGTTTATGGCACACTATACGCTGATGCTATTCAAACTGATAACAGAATTACAAGAACACATCCATTAGAATTCAA